TTGTTGCAGCCTGCTGCCTTTGCAGTTTGTAAGGACATCGTAGCCTAATATCCTGCCCGCTCGGGGGCGTAAAAGTTCCGAGTGCTAGGGGTGGTCTTGACTGCACTGCCCCTGGGCCAATATGAAAGTGAGATTTACAGCAAACCCTACAGGCCAATTTAATTTGTCCTACAATGTAGGCGAAGAAGTAATTTTGGAAACCAAGCAGGCCATGCTTTTAATAGAAGCTGGGGTTGCTGAAGAGATTGCAGTATTGACGCCAACCAAAAAGAAGGCAAAACCAGTGAACCCTGAAACCGAACTAGACGCCGAATAAAATGTTTATCAGCCGCCGTTATACCGCCTTTGCAAATGTTGCAACCGACTATCTAAGTTTAGCGGATGCTAAGAGCCATTTGCGCGTTACTTCGTCATCCGATGACACCTATATTTCGGGGCTGATCTCTATGGCAATCGAAGCCTGCAGCAATTACCTTGGGTATTCTATACGCAAAGGAACTGCTAAGTATGGTTTTGACGCATATACAGGCTCTCCTGCGATGGTAAACCCCATTAACGGCACCAATATACCGAGCGGTAATTATCTGCGCTTAAACACAAGGTGTTTGTCTGTGGTTTCTGTAAGTTATGTAAACGATTCACAAGCCGTTATTGCATTTGATTCAGCCTCGTGGTTGGTTTCCCCTGATCCGATGGGCAGTTACAGCCGCAATATCTTCTTTGAAGATGCGCCAAGCTCTATAACTGACGATACAATTAAGTACATTGTTGAGATCACAGAAGGGTTTAACCCGGTTGGCACGGCATCGGTTGACCCCGATACAATTTTTCCTGCAACTATTAAGCACGCGGCCCTTTTATTGTTGGCTCAATACTACGATAACAGACAGGCCATTGTAACGGGAACCATTCAAACAGAAATGAGTTTAGGTTTCCATTACCTTTTGGACCCGTACAAAATCCAAATCATGATCTAATGAATGCAGGATTAATGGATGTGCTGGTGAGCCTGCAAAGCTACACCGAAACAACAGACGCAAACACCGGGGAGAAACTGCAAACGTGGACCGAATACGCAACCGCCTGGGCGCAGCGTGTAGAAGCTGAAAGCGGTAACGAAAACGTGAACGCCGACAGACGCGAACACAAACAAATCGTTAATTACACAGTGCGTTATAACGGTGACATAAGCGTAAAGCATCGCGTTGTTGAGAATGGCATAGCGCACAACATTGTTAACATTGCCAACCTACAGCGCAATTTATATTTGAAACTACAAACTGAGGTAACACTGTAATGGCTGAAACTAATATAACTGGAATGGCTGAGGTAATTAATTCCTTGCAGGCTATGGGTAAAAATATAAAAACCCCTAAGCTGCAAAAAGTTATTCGCCAAAGCAGCCAGCGCATTATTAACACAGCCCGCACTTTGGCACCCGTTAACACGGGCGACCTTCGCGATTCTATTGGATTCATTACAAGCAAGGACAGCACCAACTTGGACAAGGCGCTCATTGGTTTGCGTCGTGAATACTACAACGCTTACCTGGGTGTTATGTTTGAATATGGCACAGCGCCAAGGATTCAAAAGAACGGACGCTATACAGGCAGTTTAACGCCGCATCCATTCATGCGCCCGGCACTAGATCAAAACGCAAACGCAGTAACCGAAGAAATTTTAAAAGGCGTGGATGGAATCCTAGCCGACCTAGCAAAGAAAAATAACTTAATATACAAATAACCATGGCAACTACTGGACCAGTAAACGGCACCCTGATAAGCATCTATAAAGATGTAGCAGGCACATTGACCAAAATCGCTAACGCGACTTCTCACTCTATCGACATTTCTAAGGACATGATCGACGTTACCAACAAGGACAGCGCAGGCGCTAAAGAGTTTATCGCTGGCGAGTATGGCTACACGTTGAACGTCGAAGGTATCTTTGAAGAAGATGCAAGCGTAAGCGCTAGCGGGCAATCATTCAAAGACATTTTAACCGACCTTTTGGCTGGCACTTCTGTAACTGTTGTAATGACTACCAACAGCAGCGGCGACCAAAAATTAACTGGCGCTGCTTTCTTTAGCAGCTTGTCATTGAGCGCACCCAATAACGACAAAGCAACTTTCACCGGCACATTGCAGGGCACTGGCGCGTTGACTATTGGAACTGTCACGCCTTAATACTTTTATCTTATATTTGTGCCATGAGCACAGAAATTAAAATTGGGGGTGCTAGTCATCCCCTTTTGTTTAACATGAATTCGCTGCGCAATGTGATGCAGCTTGCAGGCATGGAATCGTTTGCAGATCTAAACATGCAAAAGGACCTGGCTAAATCTATGGACTTTGCGCTAGCCTGCGCATTTTACGGAATCGTTGAGGGCTACGAAGCCCAGGGCGAAAAGACACCATTCGCATCTGTTCAAAAACTAGGCGCAGCCATTACAAAGTTTAGCGAACTATCGCCAGCACTTGACGCTTTTACACAAGCCGTTACAGACTTTTTCGCAACCGACGAACCCGAGGGAAAGTAAAAGCCAAGGGCGACAGCGCTCCGTTAACTTGGCGTAAAGTTGAGCGCATCAGTTATGGGGAGTTAGGTTTAACTGAGGCTCAATTTTGGAAATGCACCCCGCGTTATTGGCGCTTAAAACTTGAGGGAATGCGTGAGGCGCAGACGCAAGCCTATCGCAATCAGTGGGAAATTACACGCTGGGCCGTTGCCACAACCATGGCACCACACCTAAAAAAGCCCATCGAGCCAAAACGCTTGTTAACTTTTCCATGGGAGGAACCCGAGTTTATATCAATACACGAAGCAGTTAAGTTATATTCGCATGTCTTTGATAAACTTACACCAGACGCGATAGCATGAGCGCCCCCATTAAAATAGCCTACAACATCCTCAGCAATTACTCAGCGCTCACGGCGTTAGTTAGCACTAGGATAAACCCGTTACGCATTCCGCAAGAGTCTGCATTCCCTGCAATCAGTTACAACCTTGTCAGCGTTATTGCATCGCCCACCAACACAAGCCACAGCCGTACAGATTTTGCCCGGGTGCAGGTTAATAGTTTTGGTGCAACTTTCAGCGATGCCATTGATGTAGCTGCACAAGTTAGGGCGGCGTTTCAAGATGCAACATATCCAGGCATTTTTAACGGTGCTTTGTGCCAGGCTGTAGAGATTGATAGCGAGGTACATTTAACAGATGACGAAGCAGGATTTGCTGGCATTTACCAAGTCTCTCAGGACTTTATAATTAATTACATTTACGCAGCACCAGCCCCATCGGTTGCCACGTTTATGCTGCTAGAAGATAGCAGTTACATTTTGTTAGAGGACGGGTATAAAATTGAACTATAATGGCAAGGTCTTTAAACATAGTAATCGGCGCAGACATTGAAAAACTGCAGAAAGGTTTTAACGATGCCGTCAGTGTAGTTCAGTCGAGCGGCAAGAAAATGAGCGAGGCGGCCGCAGAAACCGCCAAAAGCATACAGGATCGCCTTGCGTCTATTGCTACCAAAAACCCGACAGCGGGAACTGTTAGGCAGTTGACCAACCTAGCCATGGAGGCCAGGGCTTTGGGTCCTGAGTTTGCCGGGGTTGCAAATCAAATTATACAGCAAGCGGGTAGAATTAAGGATAGCATTGGCGATGCACGGGCTGAGGTTGGATATTTTGCCAGTGACACTAGAAGGCTCGATGCGGTCTTGGGTGGGGTGCAAGCAGTTGCTGGGGCGTTTGGTGCGGTAGAGGGGGCATTGGCTTTAAGCGGTGTGGAAAGCGAGGATTTGCAGAAAACAATGGTTAAGCTGCAAGGAGCTATGGCATTAGTTAACGGAGTGCAAGCCATACAAAATGCATTGCAAGCCGAAAGCGCTGTGCGTATAGGTATTACTACAGCAGCTACAAGAATTTACGCAGTTGCAACAGGCGGGGCAACGGGTGCTACTTTAGCATTTAGAACAGCGTTAATGTCTATAGGTATTGGCGTTGTTATTGCTGGCATAGGTGCGTTGGTTGCAAATTTTGATAAATTAAAAGATGCAATTTTTCCTGCGGATGCTGCGCTAAAAGGTTTAAATAATACAATCGATAAAACGATTGCAAAAAACGAGCGCGATATTAGAGTGCTTGAAGCAAAGGGCGACAAGTTAGCAGTTTTTGCGTTGCAAGAAAAAAACCTAAATGAAACTTTAAAGAAAGCCCGTGCTAACTTTGGGCAAAACAATAAAGAAAATTGGGGCAAAATAATTGATGACACTAAAACCGCGTTGTTAGTTTTAAACATTGAACGCGATAAACACAATACAGAAGAAGCCGCAAAACAGCAAGCTCATGCAGATGAGGCACTTAAAAAACAAGCCGAGCAATATGAAAAGCGAAAAAGCAAGTTAAGAAAGTTTAACGAAGAGCAGGCCAAAATAGAAAAAGAAGGCAGAGAAAGAGCGCTTAGTTATTTAGATCTTGACCGCAGCGGCATAAGTAGAGCAATACCAAAGGCAACCCCCAAGCCAATAAGCGGACCAATTCAGTCTACTAGCAAAGCAATGAGCGAGGAAACGCGACTGCTGAGACAGGAACAACTGAAACAAGAATTAAACCAAATAGATTATGAAGAGCGCATGGTTAAGTCTATGGAGGGCGTAAATGCAGCCTTTAATAACTTAAGCGTGCAGGGGCTCGAAAGTTTTGGCCAAGCACTTGGCGACATTCTTAGCGGGCAAATAAATAGCTTTGACGATTTTGGTAAAGCGTTGTTGGGTTCTGTTGCTCAGTTTATGCGGGCTTTTGGTTCTGCATTGATTGCAACGGCCACAGCTTCCAAGGCGTTTAAAGAATTATTAATTAAGGACCCAGTGCTAGCGGCTGCAGCGGGTGTTGCATTGGTTGCGGGTTCTGCGGTGATCAGTGGCATGCTAAAGAAAGGGCCAAAGGCCACGGCCTTCGCCGAGGGTGGTATTGTTAGCGGTCCTACATTGGGGCTTGTTGGAGAATACCCGGGCGCAAGTTCTAACCCTGAGGTCATTGCACCACTTGACAAACTTAAGGGAATGCTGAACATGAACAACAACAGCGGATTTGTAGCAAGCACATCCATTCAGGGGCGTGATCTTGCTATTATTTTAGAACGATACAATAAAGACAGCAAGCGCGGATAATGGCAAGGATCTACTACGGCTCTTTTTTGAGCATCGAAAACATAGAGTACAAAGTTGAGTTGTGGGATGGCGCAAGCGGTTCGTCTACTGGCGGTACTGAGTTGACTTTAGCCGGCAATGGTTTCAGCATTGAGCGCCAAGGTCAAGGAGATACTTATTATAACAACTACGCTAGGCCTAGCCGAGTAAGCACAAATTGGTTAATGCCCAACGACACTGTGCGAAATGCTTTTATCAATATAGCAAATAACGAAGAAAGCAAATATGCAATCGTTGTTTATCGTGCAAGTTCTTTATACTATGTGGGCCGTGTTATTGCAGATCAGGCAGACTATCTGCGCGAAAGCATTAACGGGGCGCCAGTGTTTGATTTGGTGGCCGTAGATTCTTTAAATTTATTGGAGGGTTTTAATGTAAGCCCCGATTGGTTTACTGATTCGTTGGCCACCGGCTTAGACATTATTCGCAAGTCTTTAGAGTATTGCGGCTTAGATGACTATTGGACATACCTCGGCGCTAGCACTTATTTGCGTGATGGGGTTACAATGTACGACACAGCCCAGGCATCTAACAAAGGGCTAGCCAACACTAAATTTAATCTGCTTAGTTTTTACAATAGCTTTGACCCGTTTAGCGATGTGCAATTTATCGACACTACAGATCCTTTTGAGGCCACAACAAACATAGATTTATTAACTTGCAAACAAGCTATAGAGCAAGTGCTCAGCATTTATGGCAGCCGCATAACTTTGGAAAGCGGAGCGTTTTGGATTTTGCCCGATGACGCATATAGCGCAACCAATTTATCTACACGTATCTACAACACTGCCGGCACCTTTCAAAGCACTGGCAGCACAGCGCATGCCGTTAGTTTAGCTAATGACGTGCGGCCGCAATGGGAAGCCAAACCAACTATTACTTATCAGCCACCAGTTAGGGCAATAGAAGTAATTGAGGAAAGGCAAAATGCTATTTTTGTAGTTCGTACTGAACCCGACACAAATAGTATAGAGCTTTCAATAGTCGACAAGACAATAGCAGAAAGCAAGCCAACAAGAGTGCGCATGCTTTGCAAATGGTTTGACGATTCTTATGTAGCTCTTAGCACAAGCAGCGCCAAAAAATACCAGCGCTATCTTTTCTACTATCGCATTTACGTTAAAAACTCGGGCGGTACAATTTCACAATACAGCCCAATAACCAACTCATTTAATACAGTTGCAACGCCTCTTTGGTTTACTCAAGAATTAACCGTCACGAATACGCGCAACAGTTATAATACGCATGTGATGGATTTTGTAATGCCACAAGTTAACAGCGGCTACACCCGTCTATTTGTTGACTATTATATTGAGGCGGAGCAAGGTTTGTTTGTTGCTCCAAATAACTGGGCTACTAGTGGAACTACGCAGGTTTCTTTTTGGGGAACGATTACAGCAGCTCAGCCTTGGGGCACTATTGAAAACCCTGATTTTTCCCACACTACCAAACAGACTATAAGCGTAACGGGCGCAAGTGGCAACAGTCAACTAATAGAATTAAAACCCGCATATTACGACGACGAGGGGCTCTATGGATTTGGCACGATCTACGTAAACAACGGCACGACTTACGTTGTAAGTACAGATTGGTATAGCGGCTACGCTTCTGCAATTCATGACGAACTTAGCACAATTTTGGGCCGTCGCATTGGTGGAATGTATAACAAGTTTGTGCCTGTTATTCAGGGAACTTGGCATGATGCCGGCACGTTATCTGCAATTAAATCGCTGAGCTTTGATTCTTCTAAATGGTTATTTAACGGCGGCACATTTTACCCACGCTCGGAAAGTTGGCAAGGCGAATGGCTTGCGCTTGCACCTGATTATACATTAGCAACAGGCGGCGGTAATACAGACTGGAACCCACGAACCGGCGAGCGTATTGTTAATGAGCGTTTAAACTATCACGAGTTTGCAATCACTAAATTAAATTTAGAAACTAGCGCTATACCTGATCGTCTAGTTGAGCACCTGGTAAACTATGCAGATGGCGCACCAACTACACAGCCTACATTGAATACACGCTGGGAGGTAATGCTCGAGTACAAAGACAGTACCGAGGTATTAGACTGGCACATACAAGAGCACAACGCTTCTGTGGTTTACACCAACGGCACGCACACAATCACGAACGGCTACGAATTAATTATCTGCAATTCCACCGACGGCAACGTAACTATAAACTTGCCCAACGCAACCGAGAGCAAGGGTAAAAAATACTACTTCATTAAGACAGCCAACCCGCATGTGGTAACTATTAGCGGAGGGTCGTATAATATAAACGGGGCGAGTGCTACAACGATCAATTCGCTATACGGCAGCAAGACGATAATTTCGGACGGCGCCCAGTGGTATATTATTGCAGAGGTTTAATTTGTTAACGAGTGGGCGGTAGGCCTTTTGTAAATTTGGCACTATGCCAGATCAAAAGATTTCGGAACTGTCGGCCATTGTCACCATCGATAATGCGACCGACGTTTTGCCAATTGTTGACACCTCAGCAACCACTACTAAGAAGGTAACGCCAACCCAGTTAAAAACCTCTTTAGCATTAAACAATGTAGACAATACCAGTGATGCAGACAAGCCAGTAAGCTCAGCGCAACAGACTGCGCTCGATGCCAAACAGGCAACGCTTGTAAGCGGTACGAATATCAAGACCGTTAATTCTACATCGGTTTTGGGTTCGGGCAATATCTCAGTTGAACCCGTAATCACCGCCACAACTTCAGCGGATTATTACCGAGGCGATAAGACATTCGCAACGCTAAACAAATCGGCAGTAGGTTTGGGCAATGTGGACAACACAAGCGATGCGAACAAACCCGTATCTACAGCCACACAAACTGCGTTGGATGCGAAGACAAACAAACTTGTAGTAACCAACAGACAAACCGCTTCATATACTTTGGTTTTGAGTGATGCAGATAAATTGATTGAGATGAATGTCGGAAGCGCAAACAACTTGACAGTGCCTTTGAATAGTTCTGTAGCGTTTAGCACAGGCACACAGATTCTTTTGGCACAATACGGAGCAGGTCAAACCACAATTGTGGCAACAAGTGGGGTAACGGTGCGAAGCAATGGCGGTAAGTTGAAACTAAATGCTCAATATAGCGGTGCAACTTTGATAAAGATTGCAACCGATGAGTGGTATTTATTTGGAGATATTGCATCATGATTTTAGCGACTCACGGAATATTGCAAAGCGGTGGAGTTACTAAAATTACCGCAACGGGTGGAACAATTACCTACTCTGGCGGTAAAACTATTCACACTTTTACAAGTTCGGGTACTTTTAATGTATTAACTGCGCCCGTAGGTGCAGTGGTTGAAGCATTGGTTGTTGCAGGAGGTGGTGGTGGTGGCTCTTTTGCTGGTGGTGGTGGCGGGGCTGGTGGATTATTACATAGTGCAGCAAAATCAATTATAGCAACTGCTTATACTATTACTGTGGGTAGCGGAGGGGCAAAGCCAACTTCGGATTCTGGAGGTAATACAAATGGTAATAATTCTGTTTTTGATACAATGGTCGCTATTGGAGGTGGTCGTGGTGGAGTAAATGGTTCTCAAAATGGGAAAGACGGAGGAAGTGGGGGAGGTGGCAATGGTGCTTCCACTACTGGGGGTACTGCTACAAGTGGACAAGGTAATAATGGTGGAGCAAGTTCAAATGGTTATTCTTATGGTAGTGGCGGTGGCGGTGCTGGAAGTGTAGGGGCAAGTATTACTCCGCCAAATGGTGGTAATGGATTATCTTATGCAATTAATGGTACTTCAACTTATTACGCTGGTGGTGGTGCTGGAAGTGTCTCTGGAGGAACTATACCAACGGGAGGTCTTGGAGGGGGTGGTAATGGTGAAAAATATATGACATCTCCACCAGCAAGTAATGGAACAGCAAATACTGGCGGTGGCGGTGGCGGTGCTTTTTTAGTTGATGCTTTAAACGGAGGTAACGGCGGTTCAGGTATTGTCATAATTTCTTATCCAACATAATATGCAAGTTGCTAAATTAGAAAATAACATAGTTTTAGAAGTAATTGTTGCCGATTCCGTTCAATGGTGTATAGACACTTTTGGCGGTGAATGGGTGCGCACTTACTACAATACGCAAGGTAAAAACTTTGCTGGTGTTGGGTTTATTTATTATCCCGACAAAGAAAATTTTTCATCTCCACAACCGTATCCAAGTTGGACATTGGACGCTGACTGCCTTTGGCAACCACCAACGGCTTATCCTAACAATGGATGTTTGTGGTCTTGGGATGAAAGCACACTAACTTGGATTAACCCTATTTGCCCATAAAATGACCGTTAAAAAAACCCCCTCACCTATCCCCGTTTCCTTTGAACAATTCAAAAAAAACCCAATTGCTGCCGTGGCTTTTTGTATGCTGTTGGCTGTTAGCTATTTGTATGTTGACCTTCGCTCGGGGTATAAAGAGCAGATTGAAAAGAGCAACCAAAAGATTGATGCGTTGGATTTGAAGATTGACCGCTTGTCGTATGCTCTCAAAAAATCCGATAGTGCATTGGCTGCTGCGATTACCGAGATCCGTATAATGAATACAATGCGTAAATTATGAAACACTATACTTTGATTTTTGCAGCTTGTTTGTGTATCGCCATTGTTGCCGTGCCACAACCCAAGACCAAAGCCGTTCCAGTGGATGAGGTGGAATTGATGCTTGAGAAAATTAGCAGTCATTTGCAAGAGGCATCGGTTGCAACTGCCCAGGCTCACGACATGGGCGAGAAAATGGTAGAAGAAAAGGTGGCGGAAAAAGAAGAACTTAAACAGGCAGTTGTTGAGGCCGAGGCAAAGACTGAGGCAATGACAAACACCATGTTATTTATGGGTGTAGACACTGCGCTAATTCACATGGACACGGCAAGCATAAGCAACATGCTTAAGCTTAATGGAATGAGATAATGGCAAAGGCAAGCGCATCCGTAGCCAAATGGCAACCCAAGCCCAAGCGTAAAAACAAGGGCGTGCATTCTAAGAATAACAAACCACTCAAAAAATATAGAGGACAAGGCAGATGAAAAAACTATTAGAGATTTTTAAGGGCGACAACGGCCAG